AACCTATGAACTTAGAAAGATGAATATACCCGTCGTAAATTTTTCACCATCCAAAGGCAATGATAAGCATGCTCGTGTAAATGCAGTTGCACCTTTATTTGAAAGTGGTATGATATGGGCTCCTGAGCAGAAATTTGCTGAGGAAGTCATAGAGGAGTGTGCAGCATTTCCATATGGCGATCATGATGATTTGGTTGATAGTACAACTCAAGCAATTATGAGATTTAGACAAGGTGGATTGATCGACCACCCTGAAGATTATGTTGATCAAAAAGAACCAAAACCAAAAAGGATTTATTACTAATGTCTGCGTTAACAGATAAATATTCAAAAAATTTTAGCCCATCCAAAAAGAAAATGTTTGAAAAAAGAGTTTTCGAAAATTTAGGCAATATGTCAGAACTATCAGCTATTATGTTAGTTTTAGAAGAAATGAGAAGAGAGGGTATGCAAGATGGTGGGATTATGGATAGTGCCACATATGAAGACTTTTTAGAATTTATGAAACAAAATCAACAAATGGAAAAAGAGATGGGGAGAAGAAGATTGTTAGAATCATTTAGGCAGTATATGAGAAGGCAACAACCAGTTGAAGCTGCCAAGGGTGGACTTGCTAAGTTATTAGGTGAGTAATGATCAAGAAGCTCACAAGAACCATACCCCCATTACGAGGACCCCACCCTCAAGGGTTGAATGTTCCTTTAAAACAAGTTAAAACGATCAAACTGGAGAAATTAAATGGCAGAAATAGACAAGTCGCTTCCAAATACAAAAACAAAACTTGATATTCCATCAGAGGAAGAAATAAAGGAAGTAGCATTACAAGAAGCTGAAGCTCAAGCTGAGAAAAAACCTATTGAGGTTATACCTGAAGAGGATGGAGGTGTAACATTAGATTTTGAACCGGGTGCAATAAACATACCTGGAACAGAATCACATTTTGATAATTTAGCAGATTTATTACCAGATGATGTTTTAGATCCTATTGGCAGTGATATGGTTCAAAATTTTATGGATTATAAATCTTCAAGAAAAGATTGGGAACAATCTTATACACAAGGTTTAGATTTATTAGGATTTAAATACGAAAATAGAACAGAACCATTTCAAGGTGCATCTGGTGCAACACATCCAGTGTTAGCAGAAGCTGTCACACAGTTTCAAGCCCAAGCTTACAAAGAATTATTACCAAGTGATGGACCTGTTAGAACTCAGATTATAGGAGTTAAAACACCACAGACAGAACAACAATCACAACGTGTTAAAGATTACATGAATTATTTAATTATGGATCAAATGAAAGAATATGAAGAAGAGTTTGATTCTATGTTGTTTCATTTACCACTTGCAGGATCTACATTTAAAAAAGTTTACTATGATGTGCCAATGGGAAGAGTTGTTTCTAAATTCGTGCCTGCCGATGAATTAGTGGTTCCTTATACTGCAACTAGTATTGAAGATGCAGAGGCTGTCATACACGTTGTTAAAATTTCAGAAAATGAATTAAGAAAACAACAAGTAAATGGTTTTTATTCTGATATAGAGTTATCACCACCTGCTAATGTTGAACAAAATTCAGTTGAAAAAAAAGAGAGAGAATTAGACGGAACTAAGAAAGTTGGTAAACAAGAAACTATGTACACCTTGTTAGAGTGTCATGTAAACTTAGACCTAGAGGGTTTTGAAGAAATAGGAGAAGGTGGACAACCAACAGGAATAAAATTACCTTACATCGTAACAGTTGAAGAAGGTAGCCGAGCAGTACTCGCTATAAGGCGAAACTATGCACCCAACGATCTAAAGAAAAATAAAATTCAATATTTTGTACATTTTAAATTTCTGCCAGGACTTGGATTTTATGGCTTTGGATTAATTCATATGATTGGCGGATTGAGCAGAACAGCAACGTCTGCTCTCCGTCAACTCCTAGATGCAGGAACATTGTCAAACTTACCTGCAGGATTTAAGCAGCGAGGTGTTAGGGTAAGAGATGAAGCATCACCAATACAACCAGGTGAGTTTAAAGATGTAGATGCACCAGGTGGTAGTTTAAGAGATGCATTCTTTCCATTACCTTACAAAGAACCATCTCAAACATTATTAAATTTATTAGGTGTGGTTGTATCTGCTGGTCAAAGGTTCGCTGCTATTGCTGATATGCAAGTGGGCGACGGTAATCAAGCAGCAGCTGTAGGAACTACAATTGCATTACTAGAACGTGGTTCAAGAGTCATGAGTGCTATTCATAAAAGATGTTACGCAGCCATGAAAGATGAATTTAAATTATTAGCAAAAGTAGTTTCACAATATTTACCACCAGAATATCCATATGACGTGGTCGGTGGAGCAAGGAACATTAAACAATCTGATTTTGATGATAGAATAGATGTTATACCAGTTGCAGATCCGAATATATTTTCAATGTCTCAAAGAGTTACTTTAGCACAAACACAATTGCAACTTGCAACATCAAATCCACAAATACATAACTTGTATCAAGTATATAGAAACATGTATGAAGCAATTGGTGTAAAAAACGTAGACGCAGTTTTACCACCACCTGCTCCAACTGCTCCGATGGATCCAAGTATGGAACATATTAATGCATTAGCCGGTAAACCTTTTCAAGCTTTTCCGGGTCAAGATCATAGAGCTCACATAACTGCACACTTAAATTTTATGTCTACTAATTTAGTTAGAAATAATCCTGCAGTTATGGCAGCGATACAAAAAAATATTTTAGAACATATTAGTTTGATGGCTCAAGAACAGGTGCAATTAGAATTTAGAGAACAATTACAACAAATGATAATGATGCAACAGCAAGCAGCACTAAATCCTCAGATACAAGCTCAACTTCAAGCACTTACAAATCAAGTAGAGGCAAGAAAATCTATACTGATAGCTGAGTTTACTGAAGAATTTATGAAAGAAGAGAAAAGAATTACATCACAATTTGATTCTGATCCGTTATTAAAACTAAAAGCAAGAGAAGTTGACCTACGTGCTATGGAAAATGAACGAAAAAGAGACAATGATGTAGCTCAACAAGACATAGCAAGAGCAAGATTAATGCAACAAGGTGATAATTTTGATGAAAAATTAGAACAAAACGAAGATTTAGCTAAATTAAGGGCAGGAGTAAGTCTTGCTAAGACTGGAGTTCAACAAGCTAAGGTAGAAATAGAGGATTAATTATGCCATTGACAGAAAAAGGTAAAAAAATTATGAAATCTATGAAAAAACAATATGGTAAGAAGAAGGGAGAAACAGTTTTCTATGCATCCCGTAACAAAGGTGTTATAAAAGGAGTAGAAAAAGGTAAAAAAAGGAGCAAAAATGCAAAGACTTGATAAAATCAAAGAAGTTAAAGTTGCAGAGCAGAGTATTGAAGTAGATCCAAGATCTAAAACTACTGCTGACCAATCTTTTAACTATATTGCAACAGGAAAACCTGAAATGCCAGTTGGCGGTCAGAAAAGAATGTTGCCAGAGAAAAAAAGAAACTCTAAAGCTTACTAATTATGTGGTTATCGGCAATAAAATTAGCCGTCTCTGCAGGAAGTAAGATTTATGCTAACAAGCAGAAGACGAAAATGGCGATGTCTGATGCACAACTAATGCATGCAGAACGTATGGCTAAAGGCGAAGAAGCTTACCAAGGTAAACTTCTTGAGGCTAGACAATCAGACTGGAAGGACGAGGCAGTTTTAATAATTCTTAGTTTGCCCGTGTTGGTGCTCGCATATGCAGTCATATCAGATGACCCAACTGCTATGGACAAAGTAAAATTGTTCTTCGAGATGTTCTCGCAGCTCCCGTCATGGTTCACAAACCTCTGGATCCTTGTAGTTGCGTCGATATATGGTATAAAGGGTACACAAATATTTAGAAACGGAGGAAAAAAATAATGGCAAACAGATTGTACAATAAACAAGTTTCACCTAAAGGCTATAAAGCTGGAGGTAGAGCTGGTAAAATGGGTGGTGGAATGATGAAGCGACCTATGATGAAAGCAGGTGGCAAACTTAAAATGGTAATGAAGGGTGGAAAAAAAGTTCCATTCTTTGCTGCTGATGGTAAGGGTGCAAAAGATCTTGGAAAAGCTGCTATGAAAAAAGGTGGAATAGCAAAATTAAATCCTGGTCTCAAAGCTTTTATGAAAAAGAAAATGGCTAAGAAAAAATAATGACTAAACTTTGTCCTAGAGGTAAAGCCGCAGCGAAAAGAAAATTTCGAGTATATCCCAGCGCATACGCTAACGCATATGCTAGTAAAATTTGTGCAGGTAAAATTAAAGATCCATCTGGTGTAAAAAGAAAAGATTTTAGAGGACGTAAACCTGCTGCAGAAGGTGGACCAATTAATAAAATGACTCCAGAAAAAAGAAAATCACTTTCAATTAGAGGAAGTCGAAGAGAAAAGGTTTCTCCAGAAAGGAGTGCAGAATTAAATAAAGAAAGGTTAAGAAAACTTTCAATAATAAATGCAAAGCCACCTAAAAGTGGACCAAGAAGTAAACCCAGACCAAAAATGATGGGTGGTGGATTAATGGAAGCAACTCAAAGATTAAGAAGACAGGGTTTAAGAAAAGGTGGCGGTGTCTGCCTTAGAGGAATGAACAGAGACGCTATCGGAAAAAATTCGTAATGCAATGGCAAAGAACGGACTTAAAAAATGGTTTGCTCAAAAATGGGTAGACATAGGAAGTAAAAAGAAAGATGGATCTTTCTCTAAATGTGGAAGATCAAAACAGAAAGCAGATGCAAAACGTAAGTATCCAAAATGTGTCCCCCTTGCCAAAGCAAGACGTATGACAGAGGGGCAAAGACGATCAGCTGTACAAAGAAAAAGAGCAGTTGCACAAGGTGTTGGTGGTAAACCAACAAATGTAAAAACTTTTGCAAAAAGAAAACAAGCTAGAATGGGTGGATCTATGTCACCAACAAGTGATAGACCTAATCCGCCTATGAACTCTATGATGAGACAAGCACAAAGAAATTATACTGGAAGTTTTATTTCAGGAGATTTAGGTGGTGTTAAAGTTTCTAATAAATCGTACAAAAAATTTTATTCTAACCCTGGCTACAGGATGCCTAAAATATAATGAGAACAGATTACACATCTAGATCAAAATTTTCAAAAGGCACTATGCCTCCAAGAAATAAAAAAAATTTTAGACCCACAAGTAAAGGGGCTGGAATGACAGAAGCTGGAGTTAAAGCTTACAGAAGACTTAACCCAGGTTCTAAATTAAAAACAGCCGTGACAGGAAAAGTGAAGCCTGGATCAAAAGCTGCTAAACGTAGAAAGTCTTTCTGCGCTAGATCACTAGGACAACTTAAACGATCTTCAGCTAAAACACGTAATGATCCAAATTCTCGTATCCGTCAGGCACGAAGAAGATGGAAATGTTAATTAATTTTTTTAAAAAAATATTTGGTATAGATAATTTAGAAAAAAGAATTAGATTTCTAGAAAGAAAAAACTATTGGAAGGAAAAATATAATGAAAAAACAAAAAGCTAAAATAAAAAAAGTTATGAAAGGTTTGCAAAAAGCATCTAAAACACATGCAGCACAAGCAAAAACTTTGAAAGGAGTTCTACATGGCAGATCCAAAAGTAGGAACGGGAAAAAAGCCTAAAGGTTCTGGTAGAAGACTTTATACAGACGAAAATCCTAGAGATACTGTTCGTATAAAGTTTGCAACTCCAGCGGATGCGAAAGCAACTGTTGCAAAAGTCAAAAAGGTTAATAAACCTTTTGCAAGAAAAATACAAATTTTAACTGTTGGAGAACAGCGTGCCAAAGTTATGGGTAAGTCACAAGTCGCTGCAATTTTTAAGAAAGGCAAAAATGCAATTAGAAAACGTCATAACAAAACTAATTAAATTTATTAAAACTAGGGCTGAAGCATTATCTATATCAATTACATCTGGAAGTATTGACACCATGGAAAAATATAGATATATAGTAGGACAAATAGCTGCCCTAGAGGCAACACTACAGGAACTCTCTAACCTGCTAGAAGATAAGGAGCAAAATGAAGGAACCGTTGTCAATATTGACACCAAAAAACAAAATTGAAATAGGCACCCCAAGAATAATAGGTGCTAAATCTAAAAAAGAAGAACCAAAATTACCAAGACCAACTGGATGGAGGCTTTTAGTTTTACCTTTTAAAATGAAGGAAAAAACTAAAGGTGGAGTGATATTAGCTGAGAATACTTTAGAGAGACAGCAAGTAGCATCACAGGTTGGCTTAGTAATGGCTATGGGTCCACAATGTTATAAGGATAAAGAGAGGTATCCCGAAGGTCCATGGTGCAAGGAGAAAGATTGGGTTATGTTTGCACGTTATGCAGGTAGCCGAATCAAAATAGATGGTGGGGAAATGCGTCTGCTAAACGACGATGAAGTGTTAGCAACAATTGATAGTCCAGAGGACATCTTGCATGAGTTTTAACATAGGAGGATAACTATGCCAGAAGAAGAAAAAAAGACAGTACCCATCGATACATCAGGACCTGATGCTACGGTAGATATTGAAGAAGAAAAAGATGAGTCGGTTGTAGAAACCGAAACACCTAAACAAGAAACAGAAAACACGGACCAAGGAACAGATAAAACATTTGAAAATGAAAGAGAAACCAAGTTAGAAGAAAAAAAGAATGACGATAAACTAGAAGAATACAGCAAAGGTGTACAAGCGAGAATAGGTAAACTAACTCGTAAACTTAGAGAGGCTGAGAGAAGAGAACAAGCCGCTCTTGATTATGCTAAAGGTGTAGAAAAATCTAGAGTTGAATTAGAATCTAAATTTCAAAAAACAGATTCTGATTATATTAAAAAATTTGAGTCTACTATTTCATCAGGTTTAGAAGCTGCACAAAAAGAATTAGCTGCTGCCATAGAGTCAGGTGATGCTAAAGCTCAAGTTGAAGCTAATAAAAGAATTGCAACTCTCGCATTTGAGAATGCAAAACTAGAGGAAGCTAAACAAGGTAGAGAAGTAAAAACGCAGGCTCAACAACCTGTAACTAATCTTTCTCAAGGCAATAATGTTGTTACACCTCAAACTGATGATCCGATTAATATGGATCCAAAAGCTGAGGCATGGGCATCAAAAAACTCATGGTTTGGAACAGATAGAGCAATGACATACACTGCTTTTGAGATACATAAGGATCTTACTGAGAAAGAAGGGTTTGATCCTAGCTCTGACGAGTATTATGCTGAAGTTGATAAAAGAATACGAGTTGACTTCCCTCATAAATTTGATAAAAATGAGGATAAGCAAACGACCACTCCCGTTCAGACGGTTGCTTCGGCGACAAGAAGTGTAAAACCAGGTCGCAAAACTGTGAAACTCACTTCATCACAGGTAGCAATAGCTAAAAAATTAGGAGTGCCACTCGAAGAGTACGCAAAACAACTTAAAAACACGGAAGGAGCGTAACATGGAAAAAGAAAAAAACACTTCTCGTGCGAACCAAACACGGTCTAAATCTGAAAGACCAAAAGTGTGGGTTCCACCATCTTCTCTAGATGCACCCCCTGCACCTGATGGATTCAGGTATAGATGGATAAGAGCAGAAAGCGTTGGCTTTCAAGACACTAAAAACATAACTGGAAGAATTAGAGAAGGTTATGAATTAGTTCGTGCTGAAGAAGTCGAAAATGCATCTGATTATCCTGTACTTGATGAAGGTAAATACAAGGGAGTGATTGGGGTCGGTGGCCTTTTACTTGCAAAGGTACCAGAAGAGATTGCGAAGCAGAGACAAGAGTATATGACTAACCGTCATAAACAAAAAAACGAAGCCGTTGAAAACGATCTTATGAAGGAGCAAGACCAGAGGATGCCTATCAATGTTGAAAGGCAGTCTCGTGTAACCTTCGGTGGTACAAAGAAATAATTTTTTAACTATTTCTTAACTATCGAATTAATATAAACAACTATTGGAATAGGAGAAAACACAATGGCTAATAGAAACACACAAGGTTTCGGTTTAATTCCTGCAGGCAGAATGGGTGGAACACCATCTATTCAAGGTCAAGGCAAGTATTTTATCGATGCCGGTCATAGCACGACTATTTACAATGGCGAAGCAGTCAAAATCTCTAGTGGTTATGTAGTAGGCGGACAAGGCTCTGCTGCAGATATCGTAGGTGTTTTGAATGGAATTTTCTACAATGACGCTTCAACTTTGAAGCCGACTTTTGCAAATTTCTACAAAGCAACTATCACACCAGCTAACAGTGAAGACACAGTAGCTTTTGTAATGGACGACCCATTCCAGCAATACGTAGTTAGTTCAGATGCAGCAAGAACTCAAGCGCAGTTCCCCT